TCTGTGCGGCGATTGCCGCTTCTTCAGGGTCATTTAGTATTTCATCAGGATCAAGATCCAGACTATACGCTAGTTCGCTAATCAGTTTTGACATTTTAACAAAAGGTGCTATAGCTGGGTTTTGAGCAGTTTGAAGGAACATTGTCAATCGTTGACTACGTACTTCTTTCTGCATAAGGCTGTTTGTACCCATCGCCTTAATTTCTAAATCTCCAGTAGTATTTAGCTCTCCATCAAAGAATTGCATATTCCACTGGAAGTATGCTTTGCCCAACGGCTTGAGTAAAAAATCATCAAGATTCTTTACAACTGTTTTAATGTTGAGTGATGCGGCTCCTAAAAGCATTGACATACCAGAAGCAGTACGAGTCATGCTTTGTACGCCTGTCATACCATGTGAATAACTAGGAATGCCTGTTTGTTCGTCTGCAAGCTGTCGGAACTTATCGAACATCATCATGTTTTCTTGAGATGTGTTTGGAAACTTCAGGCCGTGTATTGCTTGACCTTGCATACCCGACTGACGCCTAAATACTTTGCCGGGATATATTTCCATGCTTTGTCCACCGACAAGCATAGTTTCATCTACGTCAAAGATTACTGAACCACTAAGAGCCAGATTATCAATAGCCATACGTGCATGACCATTCATAATCTGCTGGCTGTCGTTCATGTTTTCTGCTACGCCTACACCAAAGAAGCTATAAGGGTTTCGTTCATATGGAAAGGCGTTGTAGGGTATCCTATGCGGTGTGAAGGGATTGACAACGGCTCTGAGTACACGACCATTACAAACCCAAGCATTAATTTGTATTTCATCAAGAATGTCTACCTCATCTGGAAGATCCATGCCAATTTCTTTGGCATACTCTGCATCCATTAAACCCCAATACTCAAGAACTTCAAAACGACTAGCGCCCATCTCTGACATACGTTGGTCATCTTTTAACTCATACTCATAATCTTTTTCAGTATAGTTAGGGCCAATCTGCATACATTCACGAATAGCATCTTCGTCAAAGTATGGCATTTTACGTAAGCCACGTAGTTGAGAGCGATTTAACTTATGCCTGTGTACCACATACTCACACTCTTCAATAGCTGTAGCATTAGGATCAGGAAAGAAATCCCAAACGCTAACAAATTCAATCCTTGGCACACGCACCGCTGTAGGTGTGTAGGTTCTTCCATCTGCACTGTCTTCCCATTTATGTAATGTTTTATTAAAATTAAATGGCCCTTTTACAATGCCAGTTCCAAAAAGCGTAGACTCAAAGATTGCATTGCGGAGTTCTGTGGAACCACCTGACTCATCAATCTGATCGTGAATAAGCCGCTCCATATTTCTTGCGGCTTCTTTGGCTGGAGAAATTTCTGGTATGTTTGGAATTGGTGTTGGGCCTGCTTCAAAGCTAACATTGGCATCGTCCATAAAATCTTCAAACAAACCTTTGCCAGAGTTGATTGTTGCTCCGGGTTTTAAAACACGGCCATCTCCTGCAAAACCAATATCCATTGGATTGTCCATTTGAACTGGACTAGGAGTAGCGGCACTAGTTTCAATTCCCGGCGCTTCAGAACTGCTAAGGTGCATATACTCATCTACACCTTCTGGAAGAGTTGTCGCACTTACACCAATTGGAAATTTACCAGTTCCAAAGATTACATCAATAAGCTGACCAAACGCCGCTAATACTTTAGTCTTTGTTACTTTAATAAAGACACGAGACTTTTCAGATTCTCTGAATCTTACGTTTTTAGGGTACAAGCCTCTAAAATTATGGTACGCTGTAATCCAACGATTTTCGTCAGAGTCTCTTGCCATTTGTGCATCAGCATATCGTGCTTCAATTAAACCTGCAAGATTAGATTTCATGTAGCTGTCTGCATTAATAGACAGCCCATCTTCATTTTCTACAGGTTCAAAAAAGACGCCATCTGCACTGGCGACTAAAGTATTTTCTTCTGCCATAGTTTTACGGTAGCGTTATAAAGTCAATTACAAATGTAACAGTAGTAGCGGCTGTTGTAAGATCGTTAGCTAAAGGCTTTAAACGAATGTGTAATGTTCGCTCTGAAGAGCTTGCCAAAGAAGCGGCAAGTGTCATAGCCTCTGAAGTTGCAGGACCACCACTCATGTTAGCAAACTTGTTAGCCGCCGCTGGGATACCATTTTCAACGATAAACAAAGGCGTGTTAGCGGCGATTGTTACAGCACTACCGCCATCATCAGCAATTGCTTTTTCGTCAATGATTTGTCCACCACCAGCAGAAGTGCCAAGATCAAAATCAATATCATCGCCTGATGCACCCGCAGTAACAAGGTTGCCTGCGGCAATCATAATAATATTTTTAATAGACGTACCGGCTGGTTGCGTAAAGCTAACGTCATAGGTGGCGTCTGCTGTTACGGCAATCGTGCCTGTAGTCGCTGTGGCTTGTGAGCCCACTCGTGTTGCGAGATCACGAACATCTCCAACGCGAACAGATCCTGCATCGTCGCGTACATCAATAACTCCGGGTAGTGCTGACATAATATTTCTCCTATATTGTATATACTGCGTATGCAGTTGTTGTAATAATAACTATACTTAGCAAATAAATTCCATACGTATTAAAGGGTCGCCAAACTTTAGAATTTGTATTCACCAGTAACCCCTACATAGCCTTTTCTTTTTTCAAATCCAAAAGAAAGCTTATCATTTATATTTTTTGTGACGCCTACAGAGTGCCCCCTATTACCAAATTTATCTGTTGAAGTTTCACCACGAACTTTAAAACCTTTTCCTTGGTACGTAGCGCCTGCTCCAACCCTTTGATAATCGTCAGTTCCTGATGCTGATAAAGACAAATCTAAATCACCAACAGATTTATGGGCAGATATACCCCCCATATTATACATATCTCTTTTTTTCTTTTTCATATTAATATCCAAATGTCCCGTCTGCTGGTTGATAAATACTTTCTTGATGTAAGCGCCTCATACGACTAAACGTATCATCTAGTCGTGGTCGAGACATAATTAGATATCTCAACGCATCATACGCATGGTCTTGTGCGTGGGTATCAACATCTTCAGGGTTGCTTTTATCCAGAGGAATACTTTGCAGTTCGCGTATCAGGTTAGGACAAGTATTAAATATTTGTAATTTGGGCCTTCCGCTTTGCTGAACCTTCAAGTATTCATGGATTTGAATCTTGCCTGCAACTCTATTTTTATCTGCTCGTCTTAGCTTGTGTCCAGCCTTTACGAGCGTTTCTCCAACTGTTGGGCCTGTCTGCCCTGTGCGATTCCAGCAGGCTGTATCTAATACGCCCGGAACACTCATTGGATCATTTAATTCCATTTCTGCTATAAGATGAGCTAGGTCTGTTGCTAATAGTCCTTTTCGATAGAGTTCTCTGTATATTATCAGTGTGTTGTCATCTCTATCTATTGCACCCCAGACACAAGCTGATTCTGAAGCATATCCATAGTCAATGCCTTTTACACGATCCCAATGTATCGGGATTTCAAAAGGATCAATGATGTGGGTGTTTCTATCAAACTCTGTAAAGGCCGCACCTTCTGCGACCTCCCAATCACCTTCTAGTAGCTGTCGCCGTTGCGTAGGTGGCAACGCCTTCAGCATTTGTTCGTATCTTCCATCACGCGCTAAGTACGGGTTATCGTCTAGCCGTGCCGGTATAAACTTTCTGCTAAGACCGTCTGAACCTATAAAAGTTTCGTTAGGTGGTGAAGCATCTATATATCTTTTCTTTACCCAATGCGCTCCAACACCACCGGGGTTAGCGGTACACCGCATATATGGTACAATCTCTGGATCTGTTGTACGCAGTCGAGAAGCCAAGTAGTTCCAAGAAAACTCTGTAGCTTGGTGCGTAATCTCATCAAAACCAATCCAACTGTACGCTTGTCCTTGGTAGCGGTATACGTCTGCATCTCTCTCCAAGAATCCAAATTCTATTTTAGCTCCAGACGGAAAGTTCCAAAGCTTTTCTACTTCTTTGTACTTACAACCGGGAAAGGCTTTCGGGTAGAGTTCACGAGACTTGTCTATTAGTTCTCGTAACTCTGGCATAGAGCGCCGCAGGATTAATGCCCTATGCGCGGCCCGATGAGCATAGCGAAGAGGATCAACCAACATCGCATAGCTCTTGCCTCCACCAGCCGCACCACCATATAAAACATCAGTCTCAGAAGCGGCGAGAAAGTCAGTTTGTGGGCCATCGTTGGGCCTAAAAATAACATTCTCTTCTGCGACAGTCCTTAACGCCTTGGGCAAGTCGGCAGTTGTTGTTGTTATTTTACCTTCTGCTTTTGCCTCTTTTCCTTCTATTTTCTGCAACGTACTCTTAGAAGTGTCAAGTGACCGTTTATAGTTTTCTAGCTTGGTGCGTACCTGCGCTAACCGTTTTTCTTTCTTTCGTACAACTTTCCTTGCGTCAATCTTGGCCTTGGTTTCGGAGTGGTAGTTGTAGCCTCTACCTGACGAACCCTTTGGGCGTCCAGCTTTTTTGCGAGGCGTTCCATCTCTTTTAAGTATGAAATCGCCGTTGTCGTCTCGCATATACGCATCTGGATGCTTTTCCCAATCATTCATATTTAGAAACTATTTTATTTAATCCTGAATGTGAGATTGAGCGTCCCGTATCGTACTCAAGCCATGTAGCCCCTTCACGTAACGAAATAGCTTTATTTTTTACCAGCGGTACAATTTTATTGAGGGCTTTTAATTCATCCTCAATCTTTTCTAAATGTACCCCATCCTCCATCAACTTATAGCCAAATGGGATGGTGCTACTACTACGCCTCTTCATATCGACCTTCTATAACTACTTCTTGTTTTGCTGGTAGTATAAAAAGGCCATTAGAGTTTTGCAAGTTTACATCTAGTTTATCTGTCTTAGCAAGCCCAACACGGTCTAGGAGCGTCTGAGCGGCCTGTAGACGGACGTTAGCTTGAGGTATGGGGTCTGTACTGTCCATAACCTCAACGAGCTTTAGAGAAGCTTTGGGGGCATTCTGGGCTAATATATTCTCAGCTAGTTCTATTATTTCTGTTTTAAGAGCTTTAACTACGGATGTATATGAGCCTTCAGCGTACCCCGCTAATTCTGCGGCACGTTTAGTATCCCCATTACAGGAAACTAGATTGTCCAAAAAAGATTGCTGTTTTGTTGTCAATTCTTTATTCATATTAGTTATTATATACCTGATTTATAAGTTTGTCAAGTTATATTTGAAAAAACTTGACAAATCTTAAATCCATGTGTATAATAGACTATGTAGCCCCCCCGGTACATATAGTCTCAGCCCCCCTTTAAAGCTCTTTGAAGTGGGGCGACAAACTGGTTGACATTCAAAATCTTCCAAGTTGTGCGTGAATGAGTATATATATACGGGAGGGGGCATGGCCACCTGCGTACCCCTACGCGCCTCTGAAGACTTTAAAAGTCTTGCCGGGACTCTAAGACCTACCACCCCCTTCTTAAATTTTATAGAATATAAAATTCTACTAAGACTTCTAGTATACGTTCCGTATATCTAGAAAAACTTTTAAAAATTTTTAGAGAATCTAAAAATTCTATAGAGATTTCAAAGCCCTGCCAGAATAACTGTAAAAGAATTTTACAGCCTTCCAAGAAAATTATCTCCAAAAATTCTAGAAGAATTTCATGTCTGTGCGTCACACACTCTGTCACAACCGCATAATGCAAGGGACAGCAGTTGACAATTTCAGCGATTCATGCCCTTAATGGAATGGCTATGGCGAGACAGCCTAGCGACAATTCACTTTCACAGGGCTTTGCCCCACGGAGATACATATGAGCAATTCAGCCATCCAGTTCGACACTAATGCTAAAGCATCGGTCAAGCAACTCTATCGCTTAGGCGGTCACTTTGCCGCCATCGTCGGCCAAACTCCTTCGGAGGTCTACGGCTTGACCAAGCGTTTTCCTGCCGCACTCCAGCGTTGGCAAGCGGAGCACGAGGCAACGCCTATTACTATGGGTGATGTCAGCACCTTCCTCGGCAACACTAAAGTGCCAGCCAAGTTCGTCAAAATGGTGACGGACAAAAAGCCTACGGCTAAAGCTAAGGCGGCTCCCAAGCCCAAGGCGACACCCAAGCCCAAGGCGTCACCCGCTAAAACTAAGGCAGAGCCCAAGCCATCGGAGATGCCACTTGGCGACTTCAAGGATCACTTCGAGAAAATCACTGGCAGAGTCTATAGACTCGAACAAGCCACTGAGGATCACACCAAGCGTTTAGCTACGCTAGATGCCAAGCTCGACGTAATCATGGCGTACATCACGGAAGAGCCCGACAGCGAGTAATACTATAGCGCCCCGGCTTCGGCTGGGGCTTTCCTTCCCCCAACACACACAGGATATATATTATGTTCTTTCACATCGACCACGGCTTAATAGTAACACACACGCCACGGAGCTTTGAATCATTAGAGCGTGGTGAAGGTTTTGCCTACATATCTTGGAAAGATATAAAAAGTATTTATCGCTGGGTGGTGGTAAATAATAAAGACTATAGGCTTTACCCCAAGTTCGACCTGACGAGATCTAGAGATGTCGTAGGCGCAATCGTAGCCCACTATAACGGGCCTTGGACATTTCTCCCCAACCAAAAAGTACTAGAGGTATAATACTATGAGCATGATACACAAGCAGGATCAAGATAATTTATTGGCGCTCGCACAGGGTATTACTAATCCGACTGAGGGCCAGATTGTTAGGGGCGAGCCAGTAATATGTAAAACGTGTGCATATTATGTCGGCTACTGGTGCGTGGAATGGATCGGGTCAGAGTGGCTACCTCAGCCATATAGTAGAGAAAGTGATTACTTTGAAACCGAAAAGGAGGCCAAGCAGTGGCTTGAATGGCTATTAGATGATATGGCCTACGAAACAGAGGAAGAGGAGTGGGGTATAGAACTATGAACACACGATACGACACACCTGAGTGGAAAGAACTAGAGCGCATCCAGAACCTACCGTGCTACTGGAACCAAGACATAATAACTATAACGGCTCTCATGGATGACGAGCAATTCAAGGCGCACGTAGAGCGATATAGAATTAAGAACGAGGACGAGCTATGAATAGTATTTTAGTCGAAATCAAAAACAAATATGGGGTAGATTATATCTATCCCGTTTGTTCCAAAGCCCACTGTTTCACTGAGATAGCGGCTACTAAAACCTTAACGCCTCACGTTATAAAATTAGTTAAGTCTTTGGGATATAGAGTAATTGTTCAATCCAACACTCCAGAGGAGCTATGAAAATGACAAGCATAGAAGCTAAGTACAGAGAAGCCCGACTACTAGTAGTAGCAAGCTGTTATATGATAACAGTTATTGGAATAGTTATTCTTTTGGCTTGACGGCAATACAGAGACTTTAAAGCCCTTGAAGTACTGAAAGGGCTTTAAAGATCTCTGAACTGAGGAAGACATATGAGTGGCGAGGAAATGTCCAGACAAGACGTTATAGATTTTATTATGAATCGTCTTAATGTAGCGTTGAGAAACATTGACGAAGTTATTGATAGTACAATAGATCCTGCTGACGAACATAAATTGTTTAAGGCGATTGATTGTTTACATGAACTAAAAAATTGTTGTAATGATGACGAGGAATAATATTATGAAGATAGCTAAGATTGGTGCGACCTGTTCTGAATGCCACAAGTCTTATGTCGTTAGAGTTTATGCGGTAGACTACGACAATTATATAATTAATCGTGAGCTTGTACAAAACGTGTGGCCTGACATGACGCCTGACGAGCGTGAGATTATTATTAATAGTCAGGTCGGTGGGCCATACTATTGTGCGCCTTGCTGGGATAAATTATTTGAAGAAGATGATAAATACGACGAAGACCCTTGGCCTGAAGATACTGGCAAGGATAACTGGAGACTTGAAAGCCCCTACTGTTAGGAGAAAATATTATGATAGTAGATTTTATGCCCAATGGCCCAGCGAGTGACTACGACACAGTGGTGACTGCATTTAATTTTGTGGATCATTTTATTATATGGCAGGAGGATACCCAGCAATATATTTTAAACGGACGGCCTGAAGAAATGGAGATGGCCCTACGCAGTTTGCTAATTGAACGGGGTGCAGTAGATGATACCGAAACAGAATAAAGAGCGCATGATTAATACTAATAGGCTGGTCAGGTCAGCGATGACCGACGAGGATTATTGTTCTTTTATTCTTGATTGCTTGCATGAAAAACAAAGTGGGTGGTCTATGGACAGGCTACTTAAATTTTGGATTGATGCATCTTATTCAGATGACACCGTTGAAGAATGGATTAACAGGCATAGAGGAGAATAGTATGTATTACATAGCATCTCGAAATCAACGCGGCAGTGGCGGTATGATTATATGGCGTCACATTAAAAAACTAAAGTCTTTCAAGGCTACTGATGGCATGGAATATGTAGTCGCTAAAAGTAAAAAAGAAATGGATCGGTCACTGCCTATTTATATTGGTGTTGGTGACAAGCTTGTTAGAACTAGACGTACTGAAACTCCCTTATGGGATTTAATGCTAGATGATTTTTTCGGTAGGAGATAATCATGCGATTAACTAAGCCCCAGCAAAAAGCATTACGAGCAAAGTGGATTTACGCAAATCAAAATAAAACTTACTTACAGTTTAGACGCGCTGTCCATGAATTATTTATGGGGGATGGCGCTATCGTTGTACAGTGGAGCGGTATGTGGTTAGTAATAGAACCGGATGGTTACGTCCATACATAGGATAGTATTATGAAAAATAATTTCGTAGCGAAACACGCTAATAAATATAATAAAGCCAAGGTCTTTAAAGATCGCAAGAAAGCCTCTAAAAAAATTAGGGGCTCTAAACATAAATCACAGGAATAGTATTATGAAAACATACATCCATGTAAACCAACACAAGATTCGTGCTAATAAAAAACATGGTACGGACGAGCCTGTTATTACTATAAAGCGAGGCAAATCAAATACTTATTGCCACGAGGTTAGTATTAAAGGCCCGTCAGTTTTACGGTACAGTGGCAACGATAAACCTATATTATCTTGTGGCGCTAGAGTTGTAATCGAAACCGAATCAGATGTGGAGATAGTTAAATGAAATTTAAAAACGAGTGTGGTCACCCTGAAGAAGATTATCTATTTACTATGGAGGTCGATGGTCAGATCTGTGATGTATGGTACTATAGGCACAGCCTTGGTGATGAGAATGAGTTTTGTTTGCGCTATGGCAATGAGGATTACGAATATAGAAGTAGTTGGAGTTGTAGTTTAATTGAAAGAAGTCTTTCTCGCCGTAGAAACTATGCAGAGACTGACGTTGAACGAGAACATATTGACCAGCTAATAAAACTAAAAGAAAAGTTAAAGGAGCTTGGCTACTGGGACATTGATTGGAACCTAGATGCAGAGATACAAGAACTAAGAGCCGCAGTTGACAATTACAACGATTCGTGTAGAGTAGTTGTCATTGGTTAAATACTTCAGGATTGAAAGCCCTTTAAGGTATGAAAGGGCTTTACAATCCCTCAGCATGATCGGCCCGGCGGCAGTCGATTGTGCCTTCCTTATCGCCGTCACACAGGAGAACTACAATGGCTTACGCCTCTGGTTACGTTACAGTTGAAACAGAAATAGATATCAGTGACTACGACGGTAGCATTGATATTGAGTTTGATGGGGTTAGTGATGTGGTTGAGACTGCTGAATCTAACGGCTACAGTAAAGAAGAAATTATTGATTATTGCTTTGACGAGGGCATGGTTGATCCTGCTAAGTTTATGCGGGAATATATGACGGTCGAGCAGATCATGGATTTATATCACGAGACTGTTACTAATAAGCTAGATTTATTGGCGCTTACAGTATCTAATCAAAGCGATAGAATTAAAGAGCTTGAGGCACAGCTTGCAGAGGCTCGTAAAACTGATGAGGAAGCCGTGAAAGAGGTTGCTTATTAACTAATCCTGTGGGGGATCTTTGGGGGCTTCGGCCCCCGTTTTTTTGAGGTAATTATTATGTATATCACCCATGCAAAAGCGATCCAAAATTACGCGAAACAATCTAGTGATAATCTAGTTAATGTAATTACTATGGTGGTCTTAAGCATTCAGCAACCGTGGCTATCTGTTGGGGATCAGATGGCTGATGTAAAACAGAACGGACTTGATTCTAAATTTCTTTGGGGTAATAAGCGTAAAGCATATACTTATATAACTAAACGTAAGGACTTCATACACAATCAATACCTTGCAGTTATAAACTCTAGTAAGTCTGATGACAATAAAGCATATTCTTTAATGAATATATTTCTTCGTGTTGAAGGGCTTGGTATGGTCAAGGCTGGTTTTGTTTGTCAATTATCCGCAGGATTAGTTGGATGTATTGACCTTCATAACATTAGGCTGTATGGTATTGATGAAAAGGTTTTGAAGTTGCCTAAGTCTTTAAAGACTAAAACCTTAAGAGATGATAGGATCAATAAATATATATCTATATGTCACAATATAGGTACTGAAAATCTTTGGGATACTTGGTGTGATTATTTATCTACTAAGAGTCCAAAGTGGTCTGATGGCTTTGAAGTTTCTAAAGTTCATTACGACTATTTAATGCGGTAAAACTTAAACTACTTGGAGAAAATCATGGAAAATGTAACTGCTCTGTTTGGCTCTCGACCTACTAGTCTTTTTGATAAGGGCTATGATGGCGCTGGTTTTGATGTAGCAACTGTACCGTTAATGTATTTTAACGAAGACGGTGAGTGGCATTCTTCTTCTAAGGTTGCTGTCGTGCGTACAGATACTATGGAGGAGCTTGGTATTCACGGTCATAAGTATAAGCCAGTAGCACCTAAGACATTAATTGATACTCAACGTGCCATCATTATGCGTAGTGCTTTAAATACTGACGGCATCACTGAGACTATCAGAACGAGCCACAGTGGATCTAGAACTTTCGTGCGGTATACACTACCTAATCATAACTATACGACACCAGACGGCGATTCAGCTACGCTGGAGCTACTTGGTACTACGTCTTTCGATAGTAGCTTTCCGTTTATTCTATCGGTCGGGGCGAGACAAGCGGCCTGCTTGAACGGTCAGGTTTTTGTTAGTGGCACTGCGGCTATCTTCAAGGCGCGACATACTATGAACCTTGACATCGGCCATGCATCTCGTGTTATAGTCAAGTGTCTTGAGGTGTTCGAGAAAGAGCGAGACTTGTGGCGAGATATGTATAATACACCTGTTACTGAAAAGCAAGCTATGTATGTATTCGCTGAAGCCGCTAACTGTTTAGATCTTGTACGTGCCGCAGTGAATGAGAGCGGTACATCATGGTCAGCAGTGTTTGATAAGTTACCGCGATTCAATAGCACACTAACTTATCTTTCTAAGGCGTGGACTGATTACGCTAGAAAGCTGGGGCCGAATCAGTGGGCTGTATATAATACACTTACCGATTGGTCTACTCATGCTCCAGCCGCTACAAAGAAATCAGAAATCAATATCGCCTCCGTTAGTTCTAAGCGACAAGATGTTGTGCGCCGTGTGGTAGGCTCTGATGTCTTCCGTATCGCGGCCTGATAATGTTGATATTGAATCTCTTGTTCAGCTTTATATTTATATCCGGCCTAATCCTGATTATACAGGCTTATCTCAGAAGCTGAAAGACTTACACTTTAGTGAGTCAGAGATATTTAATATCCTTCACAGAGTTCGTGAAGGTTACTACTAAAACTAATGCGCCCTTCGGGGCGCTTTTCTTTGGAGAATACTATGGACAACCAGCCTTTAATTGTTTGGGTTATGGAATACTACGATACAGTTGCAGGAGAAAAGTCACTTGATCTGTACAAGACAGAGGAAATGGCTCAAGAAGATAAAAGAAAACTAACGGCTGACGGCACTATTAGTGACGTTTTAATTTATCAAAGGATGGTATGGCAATGAATACGTTAAAAGAACTACGTAACTTTAGGCAGAATTTACGCAATCTCAAGGCTGACAATCTACGCGCTATGAGATACTATGAGCGTGAGTATGGTCAGCAAGATTCTGTTGCTAATTTTATGAGCGGCATGGCAAAAGGTAAGACTGCGCCTTTGATGACCCTTGACCACATTATCAAAAGATTAGAGATGGAGAAAGAGTATGGGAACGCCTAGTATGTATGGATCGTTTGTTCTAGATGTAGAACTAGACTGCGATTGGGCAACGATGGATGTTAGAATCTTTTATACAAATCATTCAGAAGGAGTAGATCTTGATAAAGTCGAAATGGTTGGAGGCCTCTTGGCAGGATTGGATGTCAGTAGCTACCTCAGTACTAGTTATATATTTGATCTTATCGCTGATGAGATAAGTAATGCAGACTATCATTACAGTGATCATGGAGATGCGGCATGATAGATGAAAATGAAATACCAATGCATTATTACAGAATAGAGTATCAGACTGATACTACTATTGGCACAGATGAATGGGAGTGCGGTAATGCTTATGAAACTTATGAGCCGGGCGCTAAAGGGGCTCTTATATCTCACATAAACGAGTACCCCTTTCTTCCAGTGCGTGTCACCCGCGTACAACTTATACCAACTTATGAAACACTAGGACACTATAAGCCATGAATATATTTTATCTAGACGAAGATCCCGTTACTTCCGCAAAGCGAATGTGTGATCAGCACATCGTTAAGATGCCCTTAGAATCAGCACAGATACTATCAACAGCGCATAGAGTTCTTGATGGTAAAATGGTTGAAGGTTCTACATCGTCAGGCCGTAAAGCTAAACGCTGGATACTTCCTAAGTGGGACGATAAATATTATCTTGCGGCTTATGTCAATCATCCCAGCACAGTCTGGGCTAGGCAAAGTGATGAGCATTATGATTGCTTTGAGTGCAGAGTTCTATGAACGCTTCTCACATAACCATACAAGCTGGCTAAAGCTACGTATGTTTCTTTCAAAGATGCCAAAGAATATAAAAAGTAATGGCTGGGTTGACCCGCCTCAGTGTATGCCCGACACCTATAAAGATGAAGACACTATCATCGCTTATAATCTATATTACATGAGTAAGTATACAGATTGGTTAGCGGCTGGTAGACCTATGAAATGGAACGGTAATCTTAGACGAGCTTCTTATGTAACAGGTGAGCAATGTACTTTAAATTAAAACCTAAAGACCATCACGATTCTATACTCATGGGGCAGGACACTGTTAGGCTTTGTGAAATGCAGGGTATTGTTCCAAGAATGACAGATAAAAAGGGTATGGCTACACGAACAGAAAATAATATCACTGCCTTCAAAGCAGAGTTTTTATTTGCTCGTTTGTTTAATTTACCTTTGCCCGTTGTAAATGTTTTGTCTGACGGCGGCATAGATTTTTGGTTGGGGGAAATATCTGTAGATGTAAAGTGTAGCTCCCGTGAGAACGGCCCGTTGATATTTGACACTGAAAAATCTTTTGCCGCTAAAGTTGCAGTTCTTTATGGCGCAACAGATGACCCTGAAATTTTAAAACTGCATGGTTGTGTTGGTAGAAAAGCTTTCTTTGAAAGAGCCTACAAAAAAGACTTTGGCTATGGAGAAAGGTTTGTAATGAACGCAGACAGCTTAGATCCTATTGAAAAACTATGGAGGTTTTATGTTGAAAAGAACTTTACTTCTAATTAAAGAATCGCCAGAGTACGTGAGTGCATTAATTATTGTAACTTGTTTTTCTCTTGGCATCGTGATCGGACAGTGTCTCAAAGAAGGAGGATATCTATGAGTATTGATGAGGCGACCCCAGAAGAATGGGATAATACGTTTAAAAGTAAAACGGTTTATGGAAAGCTTTATCATCCTGAAGATAAACATGATGTGGTAAATAAACCAGACCACTACAACAAAGGAGCCATCGAAGCTATTCAAGCTATTAGAGCCTCAATGCACCCACAAGAATTTAAAGGGTATCTTAAAGGTAATTGCCTTAAATATCTTTGGAGGTATGAGTACAAGAATGGCATAGAAGATCTCAAGAAAGCGCAAGTTTATCTGGGTTGGTTGATCAAGGAGCTAGATAATGATTAATGATACCATCGTATCAGACGAAGGTAAAGAGTATTCAGTAGAAGAAATTAAACATAGTAGTAGAATCACCAAGAGCCAAACGCCAAAGGGTACTTTAGATTGGTATCTTAAATGGATTGGAAGCATCTGGTTGATTGTTGCTATTGCTTTGCGGAGCACTGGCATACCGGAGCTACAAGTGTATGATATGCTTTTAAGTTTTGCGGGTACTACTATGTGGGCTGTAGTTGGTTTTATATGGAGCGATAGAGCAATCATCGTGATCAATGCAATCGCGGCTGTCATGTTATTGGCTGGCCTATTCAGTAAAATATTTGGAGGTTAAATGAACTTTAATAGTTATCAACAGAAAGCTGTTAGCACTGCTATATACACAGATAAATTTTATCCTATAGCTTCTTTAATGGTAGAGTCCTCAGAGTTAGCAGATCTTTTTATCAAGCCCATGTTGCGCGGGGATGCGAAGAAGATAGATAGGGATGAGATCATATCAGAGGCTGGCGATGTTTTGTGGAATCTTGCCAATGTCTTGGCTGACAACGGGATTGACTTCTCAGAAGTTGCCAAGTATAATTTGTCCAAACTCCAAAGCCGTCAAAGTCGAGGGGTGATTATGGGATCAGGAGGAAACCGTTGAAAGTAATACAAGGTAACTTTAAAAAGGATAAGTCTAAAACTCTTAAACAAAAAGTTTCAGAGGGTATAGATAACATCGAAGATGATGAAGAGATTAAATATCCTTTTATACTTATAATAGATACTGGCGATGAATTAAAAATAGTATCTGATATTCCAATGGAAAAGTTTAATTTGATGTTAGACTTAGTAAAGAACACTATATTAACAGGTGATTATGATTGAGGAAAGTATGATAGATATTCAAGATACTTTATGTAAAGCTTTTATTATGTCGCTAGGTTCAGCCATGCCTGAGCGAGATGTTGTTGATCACATGGCTCGTTTTGTAAAGGCCCATGCTTCTTTGGAGGACGAAGTATTGACTGAAGATTTTGTTTATAGTATGATACCGCAGTACATTAATTTCATTTGTAATAAATTGGAGATTTAGATTATGGCTCTTGTTGAAGGTAATGCATATTGGGCATCTGTTACTACACCAAACAC